GATGACTCTCCTAGTTGTCTCACATATCTAGTATATGCGATAAGTAATTGTTGTTCTGTGTATAATATTAATGTCATATGTCGTCTACATTTTCTCCTGTTGTCATATTTTCTTTCATGTTCTCTCTTTCTTTAGGATTGATTGCTGACTGCGGACCAATCTTCAAGGTTTCCCAATCGACCACACTAGTAAAACTTTCCATACGATTACTTCTCATTTTTACACAATTAAATGTCATACATTCATCCTGTTGCTCCCATGTCTCTAACGAGTAGGCAGCATCTGCCGCATCAAGAATACCTTTTGCAAACCTAGCTTCTCCACTTGCATCTGTTTGATACGGAGCAAATACTAAGGTTTCATACTCTTGTGCATACATCTTCATTTTCTTACTGACTTCTATCTGTTCTGTCCAGTCATATTGACCACCAGAGCGACTTGGTGCATTGTGACGACGAACTTGATTTAGATAATCTACTATTACTACTCCAACATCTAACTGATTTACTTTTTTGTCTAACTCAGATTGAATTTTAGAAAGAGTAAGTGCTGGGTCATAGATAACATCTATCTGTTTATCTTTATGTAGTTCTAGTTTTGTTAAGGATTTGTGGAATGATTCAAAGTCATGAGTTTTCTTAAACTCTGGCAATAATTCATGTCCACCATCAAATCTACCTGCCCACCATCCACCGACTAGATCCCACTCTTGCGATGAAAGCATTTTGTTTCTTAGCCTAGAGAATGGTATCTTAGTTGAGATAGAACAGATTCTTTGCAGAATTGATCTACTATCCATTTCGATTGTAAAATACAAGGCAGACCGCCCTGATTCATACACCGAGTTTGCAAGGTTACAACAAGTCAATGACTTGCCTGAGCCTCTTCGTCCGCCCACAAGCACTAAGTCTTTGGGAGAGAACTGAATTTGTGAGTCATACTCTGTATTGAGTCCTAAGGGTAAATACTTCGCTAGTTCTTTGTCATCCTCGAATAAAGATATGCTTTGCATACTTTCTTCAGGCGGCTTGACATCTACCTTATCACTTACCCTTAAAACTATTTCTTGGAGTTCTTCTATGTTTTCTTCTGCGCTAGCCATAGCGACTGTTTTATCTATGTAGGAATCTAACTCATCTAGGATTTCTACTTGTGCATATTCGTTTTTAAGATAGTCGAGCAAAAGCCACGCGTCTACCTCGACATCTACTGACTCGATTGCGAATATTTTTTCTTGGAGTTGTCGATCTCGAACTTCATAAGAGAGATCTTCGAATTGGGGAAGGTCTTGATAAGTATCTATATGCTTATCAAGGATGCGGAAAATTGACTGGTACTCGCCAGGTAGGTAATGTTCTTTTAACTTAGACCATGTGTCTAAATCTTTCTGAACTATAATCTGTTTTAAAAGCGCTGACGCAATATTCAATTGACCTCTCCCAAAGTAATAAAAAAACGGGCAGGGGCGAACCCCTGCCTTAAACTAATCAAAAGACTTAGTGATTAACCGATATCTTTTTTAGCTGCGCCGTTGTAGTCTGAACATTGTAGTCCACGTCTTGTTAACATAGTTTTTACACCACGAACTGTTTTGCCGATTGAGTCAGCAATTTCTTCTACAGTTTGTGAAGCAACATCTACATCAGCAAGTACATCAGCTTTGCTTGATCCTTTTGTTTCTTTTTGCTTTGGAATAGCGTTGATCTCGCCACTTCTTAGAAGTGAAAGAGCTTTTCCTCTGATTGAATTAACAGATTTGTCTAATGCTGCAGCGATTTCTTCTACGAATGATCCGCCGTTCACCATTTCAACAAAAGTTGTTTCTTCTGAAGGAGTGTAAGTTCTAACTGTTTCAACTTTAGGAGCAGGCTTAACGTGGGAAGTTAATTCCATTGATAAGATTTTTCCTTGGATTGATTTAGCTGAGAAGTGTCCGCCTTCAAAGTTTGATGCAATTTCTGCATATGTGTACGATCCGCTATTGTCATTGACAAATGCTGATAGTGTTGCTTCTTGCTCGTCTGAGAAAGACTTAGAAGCAGATGCTGACGCTAGTTCAACATCGAATCCCATTTTTCTCAACTTGCTAGAAACTGATCTTGTAGATGTTTCTAATTCCATTGCAGCGTTAGCTACAGTAGGTTGAGTGATTGGGCTTTCAGAACCAACAAAGTCTGTTAGTTGTTGAGTTCTTTCGTCTGTCCATTTTGGTAATGCCATTTTTATTCCTCTATAATTTGTTTTAGGTTGTTAAATATTTTTATCCCAAGTTGTTCTGCCTTTTTAGTTTTTGCACTTTCAATTCCACTCTCGTTGAGTAAGATAGTTACATCTTTCGTTAAACTATCTTTGACAATGAAACCGTACTTTTCTAGTACTTGTTTAGCTGCCGCTTTAGTAGGGTAAGATTTTAACTTACCACTAATGCAAACTGTTCCCTTAGTGTCGTCAAGACTGACTTTGACCTGCTTTTTACAAGTAAAAGAAAAGGGTAGTTCATTATAGCCATGGTCAATGAAAGTGTTTACTAACCAGTCATAAAGATTCGACGCCGCTTTCGGACCCAGACCTGCCTCTATACATATCTCTGGGGTTATCTCATATATTGATGAGATGTGTTTCGCTAATTTATTAGTGGCACTTGAGCCAATCAGCGGTATCGAAAAAGCTGGTAATAGAGTTATAAGGTCGACACTCTTTGAATTTTGAATTTCTGTGTGTAGTTTCTCACCTAGTTTCTCTGAAGCCAAGCATAATGATATTTCTTCTTGGGATAGCGAATAAATATCATGATAATCAAATAGATCAAGTCTCTCAATAGTAGAGGGACCAAGTCCTTTAATTTTTAAAGTTTTTGCAAAGTGTTCTACACGCTTTGCTGATTTAGCAGGACAAGAGTCACTCAAGCAAAATAGCTGGTCGTTTACAAACTCCAGTACACTGTTACATGCTGGACAATTTGTTGGCGGTACTATCTGTCTCAAAGTTTCTCTTTCTCCTAAATATGATATTATTATATCAAACGAGTGACCAAATGTCAAGATTTATTTTTTGGAAAGTCAGATAAAATAAGGGATGAAATTTCGAAACACTCCGTATGCCCACCAAACTTTTGTTTTGGTTTATAACTTTCGTGTTTGAACTTCTCGTGTAGCTGTTGTTCGTATTTCCAACAGTTGTAGATTGTATCGTGATAGGTTCGTTGAATACGCAACTCATACCCTTTGAAACCACGACTTCTTTTGATAACGTGCCGCCAGTCTTTGCCACTAGCGATTCCGACTTTGATGCATTCGCGCTCAAAGGTTCTTGTGTTTACTAGAACAACTCCATATAGAACACCTTCTCTTAGCTGTTCTTCAGGTCTATTGTCGAAGTATGTTTGATTGTAGACTCCTCCGCTCACCACTTCAATCCATGTTCTAATGCAAATATACATCCTTGATAGAAGTCTCTATCTTCTTCGGATATGAACTCCCATTTATAGTTTATTGCATACAGTTTTTCTTCTACTTTATCGGGGTCAGTTAAATGTATTTGGTCCAACATCATTCCTTCTAGTTCATCAAACTGTTCTGTGATCTTTGCTTTGTAATCTTCTACTTTACTCATTTCATCCAGTACCTCTTAACTGGTGGATTGATTGGTTTCTTTTCTTTGGGGTATCTTTTCATAAGTTTGCCACAAGAATGACATTTTAGATTTATCTGTAGTAACTCACAGATTGCTTCTTCCTTTGGTAAAGCAAAGCATGTATGAGGATGAAACATTTCTGTGGGTAAAGGAAACCCTATGTGTTTGCTCACCAGTTATGTACTATATTTGCCATAATAAATACAGCACAGAGAAGATTCGTAAAAACAATGAGAAATCTTATTAGACCTATTGCATTTTCGTTTCTTCTGTTGTAGCCATCTTCTTCGTCAAACGAGCCGAGAGCGTGTTTTAATATAACCCAACCTCTTTTCATGCGTTTTGTAATCCTACATCTATAATATAAAAAGCTAGTATCATCATACCAAATGTAAATGCTTGAAATATTCCACCAAGAATTACTGTAGTTAATACATTGTGTACTACTTCTTCGTAAGAATCTTGTTCGTCCATCCACTGCTGAATTTCTTCAGGCGTAGCATCCCTTGCTTCGAAGTTGATGCTGGTTTGAATTGGAAATTTTTCACTAGAATTCATACTTGTCTCCGTTCTCGTCGTATTGGCAAACCTCACACCATTCTTCTATAGAGTGAGCGCATTCACCGAGTTTTAATACTTCTTTCTTCTCTCTGGATTCATGCATAGTCTTAACCCAGCCATCTGAGTTGTCTTGCCATCTCTTTGAATTTATTGGGTTTACCATTATTTTAATTGCCATTTATTACAGGTTTCTTCGGACAGCACCAATGCTGTATGCGGTCCGACTCGACACCATCCTTCGCTTAGCTTAGATGATATCTGGTGTATTGGATCGTAGAACTTACACTCCCCACAAGGGGCGACAGGCATAGGTTCTAGTCTTTTTGGTTTAAGTTTTTTCAATTTATTGAGGAAATCCCTCTTGTATAAATTTACCGATTGTTTCTATTTGTGTGTCAGACAGCATACCTGCTTGTCCCCACATCAAGGCACTCTGTGATCCTACTGTGCCATTGTTTTTATAAGTTATAAGTCTACCACTAATGTAGTCTGCAGTTTGTC